TTTGTTTTGCATAGGCGTTTGCCGCTTCCCACTTTGCTTGATTTAGAATTACTTGTTTTTTCTTACCCATACTTTTTCCTGCCATTTCCATAGTAATTTGTGACATAGGTTTTACTTCAATTAGTTCTGCATGTTTACGTCCATTTTTATCATTATAAACAACAAAAAAATCAGGAACGTAAATTGTATATTTTCCTGTGAAAGGATGTCTATAAGGTATTTTAATTGACTCACTTGCCCACTTGTACACGTTAGGATGTTCATCGCACAATCTCATAAAAGAGTGTTCCCAACTTGACCTATAAGTTGGTGTTTTTAATCCAACATATTTTTCTTGGTTTTTAGGATGATATTTTCCTTTAGCGAATCTTGGTAACATTAGTCTATTATATTTCTAGACACAGTTTCCTTTGTAGTAAGAGTTTGTCTCACACCTAACCTACTGGATTTGTATCTATTTGCGTTTAGTACAATGGTTATTAATTCGGAAAGTTGAGCCTCTGATGCATAAGTTAATTTGTCAAGTATTTCTTGTGGTTTTATACTATCAATTTTTGCTTGAGATAAAATTACATAAGCAGTTGATTCTGCCGCAGTTCGCTGAAAGCCTCTTTTAACAAAAAAAGCTATAGTTGCATCATATTCACCAACATTGAATTGATATTCTTCTTGATAATTTGTTGTTGTCAGTTTTTCAATTGTTTTATCTAAATTATCTTTTTCTTTTGGTGGTAAGTTTGTATAAAATTCTGCCATTATAATCCTGCCTTTTCAGTTACTATGCTTACGTTTTGTGTTTCTCTGCTAATTTTTATATACCCTTCAGTAACAAGTTTTCTTATATCAGTAATTGCTTTGTTTCTGTAAACTGTTTTAGTTGTGTCTGGTGAGGCATTATATTCAATGTTAGATTCAGCAATGGTTAGTCCTTTTCTAGACCCAATATCTTTATAATATATGCCTGCCGCTATTTCATTTGAAATATTATTATTTGTTGTAATAAGATTGTATGATTCGTCTGTATTAAGGAAATCTTTTGTATTTGTTGAAGTATTTGATAAGGCAGTGCTATTTTGTCTTTTTTTATTATCAACAATACCTTTAGCAGTTGCTATTGTAACACCACCTGCTACAGCCGCTCCTATGGAAAATGCTCCAACTGGATTTGAAATTGTACCTGCTTGTTTGCCAACTTCTAAAATACCTTTTTTTGCAATACCTTTTAGCTCTGCTTTAACATCTCTTTTCTTCATTTTTTTAGCATTGTTGTATGTGTTTGATGCACCTAATATTGCACCTAGATAATTTTTATTTTCCATATTTCCAATTACTGAGCCTATACCATCAACAACACCCCCTGGACCAAAAATACTATTTGTTCCGCCACCTAATACAGTCAATGGAGACGGTTCATGATCGTAATGTATTGTTGCAAAACCTGGCACGTTATTTTTATTAATAGTTCCTGATTTGTATACTACAGTTTCATAAAAAATTTGCATTGTGTTTGATAATATACCAGCACCATCTGCTTGATCTAAATTGTCGTGAGCAAAAGAGCCAATTACAGGGTTTACAAGAGTCATTGATGTAAATCTTTGTTTGTGCAATACAAAAATTTCAATGCCTTTAAGAAAAGGTTTTTTTCTTTGTACTGGTGTATCTAAACCATATTTTGTATTAGTATAATTTTCTTTAGAATCATAATAATTGTCTTTTTGATTTGATATTTGTAAGTCAGAATTTACAGAAACAGAATCTGCAATATAATATTCATAATATTTTTTCCAAAAAGCGTTTACTGTGTCTGCATGATCATCGTGAAAAACTATGTTTACTGGTTCATATGCAATTCGTGTGGCTGTATACATTTTTTTATTGTATTGAACTTTTTCTTCCAGGTTCATTCCGTATTTCGGAAGATCACAAGACTTGACCAGCATATTAAGTTCATGTCTTTCATTGGATGCAAATTTTGTAAAGTGGAGCTCTTCATCTAAGTTGAATACTACATGAAACAGAAACTTCTGTTTTGGCATCAACTTATAATTGTCGTCTAGGTATAATCGTGATGCGTGTCGGAAGTCTTTCATTCCTGGTAGGCTGTTTTGGAACGCTTGTAAGTAATGGTTAATCTTTGGCATACTGTTATTTATAGCCACAAAAAAAGCGCCTATAAAGACGCTTTTCCTGTATTATAATTGCTACTCTAAATTTGATTAACCACCACCTGTACTTAACGTACCAATTGTTCTTGCTACTGCCGTACCAATTCCTGTACCTTGTGGTGTTTGTATACAGTTATCATATCTTACTGACATAGTAATAGTTGAAGGTTCTGATGTGTTGTATGCTAGTGTGTTGTAGTTAACGTTTTCAACATATGCACCATATAATTCAAATGTTTCTAATACATTAGGTGCACTTGAGCCGTTACCACCATCAAGCATTTCAATTCTTGCAAGAAATTTATAGTCAATACCAGATGCCGCACTTGCTTGTTCAAAGAAATCAAATTGTTTCTGTATTTGTTCACCAACTAGTTTAGTAACTGAGTTGTTAACGTCATCTCTTAAAGTGATTGTAATTGGTTCCCAAGTATGTTTACCTGCAACATATACTCTTGAGTTGTAAACATCTAATGTTACTTGATCAAACGTTAAGTTTGGTCTTGTAATATCCATTACTTGTTTTGTTAATTCTGATCTTGGTGTTGATACTCCAAAATTTTCGAGAATTGCTCTAAAACGATATTGTAGTTTTGGCATCAATAAGCCTTGTGATGCTGAACTTTGATCGTTTGCTAAAGGTACTGTAAATTTTGATAATGTTGATATTGCCATGTGTTTCTCCTATTTATCTAAAAATTAGTTCCCTAATTTTGCAATTTCTCCTGTGTTTTTAATTCTCAATGGTATGTAAATAAATTCAACCGATTTAACTGGTTCAATTGCTATATCAACATACAATTCGTTTCTGTCTATTCTAGTAGGTGTGTTGTTTGTATCATCACAAACTACCAAATAGTCATATAATGCTCGTTGACCAACTAGTTCTAGTAAGAATGATTCAATTGCTTGTTTAATTTCGTTTCTTGTTAATTCGTCGTTTGGCTCGAATATAAACGGTTTAGCAACTGCATCTAATTGTGTTCTTAAGTAGACTGCTAGTCTTGAAACATTGATTCTATCTAATGCTGAACTTCCTGATACTTTAGTTAAGTTACCAAAGTTAACAATTCCTGCTCCTGAGAAGAAAGTAATTGGATTAATCTTAACTGTGTGCATTGTATTTCTCACTGACTCTGTTACAGATATTGTTTTAAATTCACCTTCACTTGTGTCAATATAACCAACTGCTGTTGCATTGTCTACAACACCACGTCTTGTACCAGCTGGTGCAAACCATGGATATGCCACGTTGTCATTATTTGCTAGTGTTCTTAACATCATGTGACTTGGTGGAACAATAATTGTTGTACCTGAATTGTCAGTTGTTCGTCCTGATGGATAAAATACGCCTAGATAATCACTTGCACTTACTAATCCGTCTTCACCGTTATCAGATGCCGCCGCTGAGTTATTTGCCCAATCTTGGATTGCTGTTGCTGTACCAACTAATCTAAATGGTGAATCACCAATTATAAATGCTGTATTATTTCTATCAGTATTTAAACTAATCATATTAGCAATAACTTCTGAATAACCCGGACAAGCAATTACGTTAAAACCTCGTTGGTCTTCTCTTATTGCTTGGTTAGTGTCTATCTCAGATTTTAATTGTTGTACAACAGTTTTTCTTTGTGCTTTTCTTCCAAAAGTTCCTGAACCATCAGCATTGTTACCTGATTTAGTAACCCATCTGTCTGGATAGTAACCTGCAACTGATTCGTTGCTGTATCTAATGTTACCAAAGCCAGCTGATCCTGAACTTGGATATTTTGCTGTTGTAATATAACTGTTATTGTATTCTTTAACATTGTATCCAGAACGTCTAGTGTTCCATAACAACATACCTTGTGGGTAGTTTGTTGGATCTGGTGCATCTGGATCTAAGAAGTTATCACTTAAAAGATCTTTAATTGAACTTGCCGAACCAGCTTGTGTGTTTCCATCCGCTCCTTTTTCTGTTGATATTTGCCATCTTGCATCTGCAAATAAAATACCGTCTTCTGTTGTTTGGTCTGCTTTGTCAACTAATTCCCAAGCC